TCACTTTTTTTATATCCGCACTACCTTTGCAAAGTAAACCAAAGGAAGCGGTAACACACCTGTTACTTCTTACCTCTTATCTCTTAACTAAAATGGAACCCAAATACAAAGTCAATCCCCTAACGGGCGAGTTACAAGAGTACGTTTTTGAATACAACGGCATATTAGCCTTGCGCAATTTCACCGCAAGGGTGGAAGATGAACGCCTTATCCTCCACTCCGCCGATGATGTAAACTTCTCTATCCTCGAAGCCTTAGTAAGCGAGGTAGA